AACTGGGGATCAAATATACTACGATAAACACGCTGGTCACGGTATAGAACATAAGGGTGAAAAATATCACATTATAAGATTTCAAGATGTAGTTGTTGTTTTATGAAAAGGCTAGAAGCAAGGGACGTAAAAGATATGAACTTGTTGAAACACTATCGAATAATAAGACGGTGGGCTTGCAGAAACAACAACATTAATGATGCTGATTTAGAGCTATTAATATATCTTGATTGTATGGACCTGTTTTCAAAGTATGACTTTAAAATGGGTGTATACTCTTATAGTTGGGATAACAGGCGTTGGAACAGACTTTTGAAAGAAGGTTGGATAACAGTTTGGCGTCATAGAAACAGGAAAGATATAAAATATAGTATATATAAAGTATCTTTCAAGTGTAAGCAACTTATAAATAGAATATACAAAGTAATGCTAGGTGAAGAAGATATACCGACAGGTAAATCAAATAGTATTATAACAGGGGAAACTTACACTGATAAAGTGTTAAGAACATCAATAAGAAACATTAATAGAGATAAAAATAGATAATATGTACACACCACTAGATTTAAATGCTAAGCAAGAGGCTAACCTGAATGAAGGATTAAAAGCAGCTATAGAAGCTAAAGAAGGTAAAGGTGCACCAGCTCAAATGGGTTATGATGCCCCAGTGAATCAAGCGATAATCGACCCAATGACAGGTATGCCGATATCAAAATTCCAACCATCAAACGAGATGGGTGATGCTAGACAATTATTTTCAGATCAAACAAAACAAGTTGCTGATAATATGTTCGGTCAACAAGTACCTGGAACTTTTGGTAGCGCGCTTGCAAAAAAGAACTGTAATAAAAAATATTAATATGAAAAACATTAAACAACTAAAAGCAGACTTAGCCGGTCAAATAGGTGAAAACGCTGTATGGGATGGGCCTTTAAGTAAAGAAGGTTTTCCAATGGGTAAAGGATCTAGCTCAGGTTCTCAAGGATTAGAAGTTAGTAAGGCGGACTGTGGATGCGGTAGTCATCAAATGCCTATCACTTTAAGAGCTAAGGCGTATAAGTAGATGAAGTTTAAGTATTTTACATACGATGAATTTGATTGCCCAAGCCTAAAAGGTAGTGGTGAAAAAGTGAGTGATGAGCTAATAAATATGTTAGACATTGTTCGTAAAAAGTATGGCAAATCAATAACTATAAATTCAGGCTATAGAACACCTGAGCGTAATAAAGAGGTAGGTGGTAAACCTGGTTCATCTCATTTAAAGGGCTTAGCTGTTGATATTGCGTGTAAAAACTCTATTGATAGATTTAAACTCACTGGTATATTAATTGAGGTTGGTTTCAAGAGAATAGGCATGGGTTCAACATTTATACATGTAGACATAGATAAAGATAAATCACAAAACATCCTTTGGACATATTAATATGGGATCACCTCTAAATATAACAGAAAGCTCGTACGAGAAAAGAAATAAAAAAATGCGTTCAAAGCATAAGGCTGAAACTGGTAAGACACTAGGTAGAAGGTTGACCGAAGGCACAAGCTCCAGAAGGGTTGGTTTTGCTTGCAGGTTTGCTGGAATGTCAGGTGCCATGAAGAACGCTAAAGGAGAACCTACTCCATACGCTAAAGCTCTTAAAAAATGGGGTTTTGGAAGTAGAGAATCTGCTAGAAACTTTTGTCAAAAAAATAAATCTAAAAAATAAATATTATGGCGTTTAGAATAACACCTTTCTTTAACAAAGAAACAATTGAAGATCCAGTTATGGAAGCTTATGCTTCAAAGTATAAGAGAAGAAAAGAATTTGAAAAAACAGGTAAAAATAAAGTAGCTAAATCGGTTAAGACTGAAGGTACTTCTAAAGGAATTAAATCAGATTCTACACCTAAAATAGATAAATCAAAACCTACTAAAAAAGAAGCTCCTAAATCCAAACGTGAAGTAAAAAGAGAAGATCGTAAAAACGAGCGTAAAGCTAAAAGAAACGCTAGGTTGGATAAAAAAATAGCTAGACAAACTAGGAAAGGTAAAGAAGCTGGAGACGGTGCTGAGAAAGGTATTGACTCAAAAGCACTAGCAAAAAGAAGAAGAGTAGATAAACTAAAAGCTAGAAAAGCTAAAAATAACAAATAACAGTAGAGACCTGTAATAAAACTCAGCCAAACATCAACATTTAACATTTAACATTTAACAAAAAAACATTATGGCAAATTACATTAAAATTAAAGCTGCAGACGTAAATGTAGCTAACTTAACTTCTGATTTATTATTAGGAGAGATTGTATCAGTAGCACAAGGTTTAGCTAATGGTACTGGAGATGCAAACAAATTTACAGTTTACAACAGTATTGGAAAAAGTTTCTTATTTACTGTAACTGGAAAAGCTAAAGAATGGGCAGAAGCTGTTCAAAAAGCAATTACTGCTAATCCAGGTGGTATCATGTCAATTGTACAAAACAGTACAGGCGTTAAGATAACTGCAGTAGTTATAGCATAATTACTAAACAATATATAGCAGGGAGTTTAAAAGCTCCTTGCTATTATATTATAAACTAAAAAATTCATGGCATTTAAACTGGACAATCCACCTTATTCAATTAACAATACACCTATATATAGAGTAGATATGGAGGATAATGTCTTAGGTAAAGCCAACAACAATGGTACTATAATACTTAATAAGAATTTAAGTGCTGATAAAGAACAAAGTGTTATAGATCACGAAATGGTACATATATGCCAAATGAAGCGTGGTGACTTAGACTATGACAATAATTACGTTTATTGGAAAGGTAAAAAATATTCAAGAGCTCAAATGAAAGAAGGAGCTAAAAACCTACCTTGGGAAGCTGAGGCGTATAGAAATTCATAAACAAACTAAAAAATAAATAAATAAATAAATTATGGCTTATAAACAATCACCAGGTAGAATGAACATGCCTAAGACAGGAAGAGGATTATCACCAAACTTATTAGAAGATCCAAGCCCAAAGAAAAACACAGATGGAATTTTTGGTGGCGACACTATATTAGGAGACGAAAACAAGGATGGTAATATGGTTACAAGAGGTTTAAAAAAAGTTGGGGATAACCTCAAGAAATTAGATAAAAATCTTGATACTAGCAGAAGCAAAACGAGACCTATTACTAAAAATGGTAAATTAAACTACGACCCTAACCGTATGTAATGAAAAAAATATTAGAATTTTTCAGTACTAAAGTTTTTAAACAGGTAGGTGATGTGGTTGACAACCTATTCACTAGCGAGGAAGAAAGATTAAATGCTAGAAATGAAATATTTAAAGTGTTACAAGATGCTCAGCTAGAACTCCAAAAAATGCAGACTGAGATTATTGTAGCTGAAGCTAGTGGTAATTGGTTACAGAGAAGCTGGAGACCAATACTAATGCTTTCGTTTGGTTTTATAATTATATACACTAAATTTATATCACAACTATCAGCACAGCTAATAACACCTACGTTAGAACCTCAATTTTGGGGTTTACTGGAAATAGGTATTGGAGGTTATGTAATAGGTAGGAGTGGTGAAAAAATTGTGGACAAACTAGGGCCACTATTCAATAAAAATAAATAAATAAAAAAAATGGGACAATACGCAAATCAACCAGACTTTGGCACTTTTGCTGCTAGTGTAACTAAAAACGACACAATAAGTGTAGCAACTAACTTAAAAAGTTCTTGCTTGTACGTAGGAACCGGTGGTGATGTAAAGGTAATACTTTCTGGTGTAACAGGAGCTTCTGGCTCAGGGCTTCCAACAGCTAACGAAGCTATTGTATTTAAAAACGTTCAAAGTGGATCGGTTTTAAATGTGATTGTGGACTATGTTTTATCTACAGGTACTACTGCTACTGACATAGTAGCTTTGAAGTAAATAAAGTATAGTAATTACGTAATGAGTAATTTTACAATAAACAGTGTGATTATATATAAAAATAACCAATTAAATTAAATAAAATGGGAAAATTAACAGAAGAACAATTAAAATCAGTAAAAGAAGGACAAGGAAAGGTTAACGCTATATTAGTTGAAATCGGTTTCTTGGAAGCTAAAAAAGCAGAATTCTTAGGGGCGCATTTTGAAGCTGCTAAAGCGTTAGAAGAAGTTAAATCAGAATTAAAGGAACAATACGGTGATATTACTGTAAACTTAGCTGATGGATCTTTTGAAAAGGTAGAAGCTGAAGAATCAAAAACTCTTCAAGTAGCGGAATAGTGAGTTCTATTATAAGAAAAATAAGCATAGGTTCAGACTACAAAAATGATGCGATGCATTACTCTGTAGGTCAAGAAGTTTATGGCGGTCACAGGATAGCTTATATACTGCTAGACGAAGAAGACAATTCTTATAATATACATATCAAAAAAAACAATGAGGTAATGCCATGGAAGAAGTTTAATTCTAACATGGCAATATCCATTGAGTATGATCTTCAGTATTGATGAGAAGTGTATATGACTTTATTGTAGAACCAGTAGGAGAAAGATACGACAACGAGTTAAAAATAGGTGACAAGAAATTAGTTTTAAATTCTAAAATAGAAAGTCACAAATTTATAAATAATAAAGCTAAAGTAATATCTGTGCCAATAGCCTTCAAAACCCCTATAAAAGTAGGTGATGAGGTTATTATTCACCACAATGTATTTAGAAGATACTACAACCAAAAAGGTAAAGAGGTAAATAGCAGTAAATACTTTAAAGATAATAAATATTTTTGTCAATTAGATCAAATATATTTATATGGTAAAGACAACTCGTGGAAACCTTTCAATAATAGATGCTTTGTAGCACCTATAATTAATAAGGATGAGTTAGAGTTAAAGAAGCGTAAAAACCATATTGGAATACTAAGATATGGTAATAGCTCCTTAGAAGCTCTTAAAATAAACAAAGGAGATGTTATAGGTTTTACACCTAACAGCGAATTTGAATTTGTCGTTAACGATGAATTATTATATTGTATGAAATCAAAAGACATTGTAATTAAATATGAGCACAAAGAAAACCAAGCTCAATATAATCCAAGCTGGGCAAAGAGCAGTTGAGGAATTAATAAAAGTAGCTAAGGAACCTATAGTAGATTCAGGTGATGATATAACTGCTGATAGATTGAAGAACGCTGCGGCTACAAAGAAACTAGCTATATTTGATGCTTTTGAGATACTCACTCGAATAGAAGAGGAGAAGAGTATGATAAATGATACTGAAAACGCTAAAGAAAAACCTTTCAAAGGTTTTGCGGAAGGGAGGTCTAAATGATGTACGAGCAGACATTAGTAAAAACACTAGATAATTATATCAAGCCATCAGTTATAAAGAAAAATAACAGACACAAAAAGTGGAGTTATGGTTATAATCCTGATCACGATATAGTTATAATAAGTAAAGACGGAACTTTAGGTGATGTCATACAAATACAAAACCTAGTTATAGGTTTACCTTTAGAACCTGAAAACATATACGAGCGTTCGAGAAAAAAACAAGAGCAAAAATGGGAGAAGTTAGATTACCCTAAAGAGCTTTTAAAGATAAAGAGCGTATTTGACTGGGAGAAATATCCTAACGCATTTAAAGAAAAGTGGTATGATTATATTGACGAAGAGTTTAAAAGAAGAGAGCAAGGTTTTTGGTTCAAAAATAATGGTAATAGTAACTATATTACTGGCACTCACTATATGTTCTTGCAGTGGTCCAAGATTGATGTTGGGGCAGCAGACTATAGGGAATCAAACAGACTATTCTTTATATTCTGGGAAGCTTGTAAATCAGATGTTCGTTGTTACGGAATGTGCTATCTTAAGAACAGACGGTCAGGGTTTTCTTTCATGGCCTCAGGCGAAAC